AATAAGTCTGTTGAGGATATTCCATTAGGTAGTGAACTCAATGATTTTATTAAGGAGCTGAGAAGTAGTGAGGCTACTGAACAGCTTGATGAGGCACTTAGCAGTTCTTTTGATACTCCAAGGATTACTTCTGTTGAGGAGCAGCAAAAGGTGGACCTGCTCTTTGACCCAAGAACAAGAAGAGACAGAGTGACACTTATTGCAAGATTCTTCAGTAATGAAGTTGATAATGCCTTGCAGGAAATGACTGATTCTTTGAAGAGAAGAATTGATGATGCCAGTGGTGTGGAGAAGGAAGAATTACAGGCTGAGCTTAATAGCCTGGATAGATTCTCTGCTATAAAGAAGTACACTCCTGCTGGTATATTCAAGAGAGTAGCTAACATCTTCAATTCTTATGTACAAGATACAGAAGAGGGCAGAATACAGCAAGAACTTAATGCAATCAACTCTATGAGAGGTGCAGATAAGTTCTCTGATGAGCAGAAATCAGAAGCTGCCAAGAAGAAAGCTGCTTATAAGAATCAGGAGTATAAGAAGATAGTTGATGACCCTTATGTCTATAAGGCTCTTGCTGAGGAAGCAAGTACTTTGCTTGTAATGACTGAGGGTATCAGGATAGACCCCAACTACATTGCACCTGCTGATGCAAACCTCAATGATGATGACCCTGATGGTAACAGTGAGGTAGATAATGAAGCAGAGGATTGGAGACAAGAAGAGGCTTATAAGGATGGATGGATGACTAATTTCAGACAGGTAAGTTCACATGAGTCTCTGTCACAAGCTGTAAGAAAAGTAATCAGACAAGTACCTAAACTTGACTATAGAGGTAAGTATGAAAAGGATGATTTAGGTTTCACAAGATACCTTGATGCTGACTATGTTCATGCTACTTTCATTGACAAGTTAAGGAACATGATTAACTCTGATGATATGCTTCCTTTGATGCAGGATTTGCAAAGAATCAAGCCTTGGGTTAAGCAAGTAACCAAGTTACTTCAAGGTGATGAGACTTTGTTCTCTCAATTCTACCAAGACTTCAGAAAGGACTTTATGCCTTACTGGATTCAAAAGAAGAAGATGATGCCTGATGGTACTTTCAAGATGGAAACTATTGCCATCAATAAGCCTGAAGGTGTGTATTACCTCCTTGATGCTTGGAGAGATAACTATGAGAATGGAGTACAGCTTGATGATGATAGTGTATATGAGAAGAATGGGGAAATAAACAAGGATAATGCAGCTAAAGGTTTACAATGGACTGAGACATTGAACAATATGTTCCAGAACCTTGATACAGAATCCAGACTTCAACTCTTGGAGAGAGAAGATGTATGGAGTACCATAATGAAGTTACTTCATATGTCAGGTATTGATGCCAATCCTTCTGTATTGAAGACTGCATTAACTGATATAAAGACAGCTCCAGGTATCACATTTACTGACCCAATTATGCTTCTTTTGCCACAATTGAATGTCATATTCAGTGGTATTAAGAAAGGTGAAGTCAAGTCTGAGACAAGAGAGGATGGTACTGAGAAGAGAGGAGACCTTATCAATACTTTTGGCTCTGCTTACAATATGATTGCAAGTATGATGGCAGAAGTTACTGAGGATGCTATTGAAAGTAGTGTCAGAGAAAATGATAAGTCTTATTATTCTCATGTTACTCCTAACTATTTAGGTAAACTTATTAAGAATCTCAAGAATGTTATGAATGACAAGGAGAGATTTGAACAGTTTATGCAGACTGAGTTCAAGGATTATGAGTGGTTCTTTAAGGATGGCCATTGGAGAAATGACTGGCTAAGACAGCTTGCAGAGTCTGATGAGTTAAGAAGAGGTCTTAACCATAAAGTAGTACTGAACTCTGACAAAGTAGACTATACCAATTGGGATGATTTGGATTATACTTTGGCTCTTCTTACAGAATATTGGGGAGACCCTGATTCTGCAAAGTCAAGTATAAAGTATGCCTGGTATCATGTTCCTGTTCTTTCAGATAGTCCTTCTGCTGAGTTTATCAGATTCAGAAAGTACACAACAGGTGATGTGCTTGATGAAAATGGTAAGAAGAGAACCTATGATGATGTTATCCTTGACAAGTTAGCAGACTTGGTTAATCAAGAGTATGACAGAATTATGCTGGTTAGAGAAAGAGATGAGGCTTATCAGAGTGGGGATAAGAGTGTAGAACCTATTGCAAACTATGATATTGTCAGAAAGAAAGATGGGAGTATAAAGAGTATGGGAGGTGCAGAATTTAAGTTCCTTCCTGCACTTAACAACCTCAGATATGACAATGGAGAGACATTCATTGACAGGCTAAGCAGACTTAAATCCAAGGGTACTGGTGCTGAACTCAGGAACTTTCTAAGAACTACTCTTAATGACATGATGGAAGATGGTTTTGAACAGACCTATAGAGATTGGATGAGGGCAGGACTTTTGGATGAGCTTCCTGATGGTAAGTACAAGTATCTTCCTTTTAAAGGTCAGTCCAAGCAGAATGCAATAACTGCAAAGGCACTTATCAAGGCTAAAGATGCCTTAGGTTCATTGTGGAATACCAATATGGAACTGATGCTTAGAGCCTATAACAATAATAGTGCTTTTGATAGTAGGGAAGCCAATAACCTGATGGAGCAGATTAAGAATTTGCTGACAGATAAGGCAACAAGAGGTGAGATGGAATTGAAAGATGCTCAGTCAATCTCAAGAAGTCTGTTTGTTAAGAATAATGCTAAGGATGCACTTAGAGAATACTATTGGAACAGTAAGTTAGCTACTTCACAAATTATCCAGCTTACTACTACTGACCTTGCCTTCTATAAGAACCTTGAGGACTTTCAGAAGAGATATAAGGAGGTTCATGCTCCTGCTCTTAGATTGAATACTAAGGCTACTTACAAAGGTGAGAGAATTGGCAGGGATTGGGAAAGAACCATCTACTTGAAGGATGATGAGATAGTATCTTCTGTACTTGAGGACATTAAGACTGTCCTTGATGAAAGGGTCAGAAGAAATGAAATGACCAAGATAGACAGAGATAACATTATCAGCAAGTTTAGAAATGTGAATGTGGCAGATGCTCAGGCATATAGAAGTTTGAGTTCTTATAGGGCAATACTTGGTATGTCAGGTCAGTGGACAGATGATATGGAGCAAGCATATAACAACTTCAAGAATGGAGATTGGAATATCAAAGACTTCAATATCATTTGGCAGACTAAGAAGCCTTATGTTTATACACAAGTCAATAATAACAGTGGCATTGAAGGTCATACTGGAATTAAGACTCCTGTACAACATAAGAACTCAGAGTTCCTATTACTTGCTATGCACGAGCTAATTGCTGGTCCTTTAGGAAGGTCAGGCAAGCTGAAAGCCATAAATAAGTTTATGGAGGATAATCAGATTGATGTAGTTCAGTTTGAATCTACTACTAAGGTTGGAAAACAAGGTGTAATAGATTTGAATGATGTAAATACAGAGGCTGATGTAATTCAGAGGCTTAAAGATGTTACAGGCATTGGATTTGGTAATGAGAATCCTAATGTGGTACATAAGGTATCTTATGAAGATTATGGTATTCAGACTGCAACTCCTGAACATGCTATTGATGCTGTTCAGTTGGTAGGTACTCAGATTAGAAAGCTAATTACTGCTGACATCTCTGATGACACAATCATTGAGGTTAATGGTAAGAAGATGACTAAGAAAGAGTGGCTTGACCTGTATAATGCTATCAACACTGAGAACATTCTTCAAGCATTTGCTGATGTAGATAAGATATTCAAAGACCCAAAGAAGGTAGAAGAAATCTTACTTGAAGAGATAAGAGGTAATCAAAGATATGGTATGGATATGATGAGGGCTTGTACTCTTGATGAGAACAATAACTTCAATATACCTCTCTTTGACCCTGTACAATCTCAAAGAGTACAGACACTTCTTAATAATGTAATCAAGAGTAGAATCACTAAACAGAAGATTAGAGGAGGAGCTTTAATTCAGGTATCTGATTATGGCTTGACTGATGAACTTCATGTAGTGTTTGAAGGTGAAGGTGCTGACAAGAGGATTAAATATCTTGAGTGTTATATGCCTGCATATAGCAGAGAGTTCTATGAGCCTCTTATGGACCCAGTTACTCACCAGCTTGATGTAACTAAACTTCCTGATGACCTGAGAAAGTTGATTGGATATAGAGTTTAATCGAAAGATTGGGACTCACTTGGATAGAAATATCCTTGGATAATAAATTGGGTGAATTGCTGGAACATCCTGTTAGATTATTGATACAAAATTTGCATAATTCAAATATTTATAGTATCTTTGCACATATAAATCTGCACAAGAACATTATGTGGAAGAAGAACTATTTGATATTAAAAGCAGGTTTGGAGAATACCCAAGCTACAAAGTAACTAAAAGTGGT